AATAAGGTACTTCAATTATAGATGATTAAATAAAAAAAGACACACCTTTTGAGTATGTCTTTTTTCTTTGCATTACTTAGTATTAACTAAAGTCGTAGCCGTACACGTAAACATCAACAGTACCTACTACCGCAGTAGTAGTTGCAATATTGACGAATAACGCTTGTTGGTTATAAGCAGTTACTACCGCAGAAGCTGCCACTTGGCTCACACCAAGAACTGTAGCTAACTGTGAAGCAGTAATAGCACCAAACAATGAAGTTGGTGTACCGCTACCTGTTGTAGTAATACCTAATACTAAGCTAGTTAAAGTACCTGTAGCTGCACCTGCGTTATTAGAGTTAGTAACTACTAATAAGTTAGGTTGGTAAGTTGTAGAGTTAATGATAGGCAAAGGGAAGAAACTCCCAGATGCTGCATTTACGTTTACACCTTTAAGTACACCCAATAATCGTTGTGTCTGATTAGTTGTTACATTACTTGGGTGAGCTGAGGTGGTTACTGCTGGTCCTGGATTAGCCATGATATTTTCCTTTATCCGTTAAATTAAGCTGCAACACGGCAAGCTAGTTCTGGGTAAAGAGGTGCCCAACCGTATAAAACATCAACACGAGTAGGGATAGAATCGTTATTAATAGTGTATTGACGAACTACACGCATTGATAAACCGATTTCTTTATCAGAAGCACGACCAGCAAAGTGAACACCCTCTGGCAACTCTAAGTCAGCCATAGCAATTGTGAACGCATTACGGTGCATCACAATGTTTTGTGGTGAAACGATACCGCTACCACTTGCATTGTATTGTGAAGCAAAGAATGTTACAGCAGCAGAAGCAGCAGGAGTAGGTACAGATACGTTTTGGAATTGACCCGCAGTAATTACAGCAGGTGAAACTGTTACTGAAACGCTAGCACCTGAAGCTACTGATACAGCAGATTTAACTACGAATGAACGTAATTTGTTAGTACCGTATGCTTGACGATTTTGCGGATTGACTGCATAAACACCAGCAATTTGGAATGTATCACCAGCATTTAGATTGATTGTACCTGTATTAGCAGCAGTCAATGAAATAGTTGATGTAGAAGCCCAACCTGAAGTTAAGAAGCCAGTTGCAGTCGTTGTAGCTACTGAAGCTGTTACTGTAGATGATGAGAAGTTACCAAAAGTTTGAGATACAATGTTTTGATCTAACTTCCAGTTCATACCACCTGAATCACGACCCATTAAGCCTTTAGTGTACTGAGCTGAAATTTCAGCAGTAGGTACAAATAGACCTTTTAAGCTATCAACAATAGTAGCTGAAGTAAATGGTTCTACGATACATGAACGACGGCCATCACGTGGTGCGCCTTCAGAATCAAGATAAGCTTGAGCTGACAAGTATGTATATAGACCAGTAGGTGGTGTACCTGCTGTACCAACAATGTTTGCTGTGTTTAATGCAGCAGTTGTTGTACCGTCATAGTCAATCTTGTTGGCAATAGCTGCGACTGCTGGTTTCAAGATACGATCAGAGAACATATCTAGTGAAAGAGCTAAGTCTTGTGTTGTAAATTGTGTATCTACGTGGAACTGAGTTGAAAGCGTTACAGGTACTGAAGTTTCGTTCAAGTCCTCTACGTTCAAAGCTGGGCCAGTAGTACCAATGAAACGACCTGGACGGCGGACGTTTACTGTAGCACCAATTTTAGCGCCAACAACTGCAAACTGATCGTCATAGTTACGATCTACTTCGCTTGTAAATGTTAATTCATTCTCTAAGACCATTAAAGCTTCGTTAGTGATCTTTGAGATGGTTAATAAAGTATTAGCCATTATATTTCTCCAAAAAAATTAGGTTTATCTAATCTTATTCGCCATTCGTGCGGCTTTCCATTGAGCATATGAGCCTTGAAATTCACCATTAGTGTCAATCAATACATCATTACCAATCTTGCCACCATTTAACGGCCTAATAGGACTAGGTGCTGTACTTCTTGAAACAGATTCTTTAGCAACTTTAGCTTTCGGTTTATCCTCTTGCTCAAATCGTGCTTCCAGTTTGCCTATTTCTCTTAGAGCTTTCACTAACGGCATTTCTGTTAGTTTCTGTGCAAAGTTTTCATTTGATGCTAAATGATATAAGAGTTGAGGCCCTACATCACTTTCTAAAATGCTATCTCGTATTTCGTTGCTAACAACTGTTGTACTTGATTGCACCATTTTATCAAAATCAGGCAGAGTATTTTTAGCTTTTGCAATCTTCTCATTCCAGTTATTTAAAACTTTATCTTGAGCTTTTTTTGCTTTACGCTGTACTTCTTCTGCATCTCTTTGCTTTAAAGCATTTTCAGCACTCCATTCAGCTAATGCTTCTGCATATTCAAAAGCATCATTAAACTGGCTTGCTTGTGGCTTACCCTCAACTATTGCCCTTACAGGTTCTTGTTGTGGTGTTGCCTTTGCTTCATACTCTTTAAGACGATTCTCTAATTCAACACTACGAGCTTCTGCTTCTTTAGCTCGTTGCGTTACTTTATCAAATCTTTTATTCAGCTTCTCTGACCGCTTTTCAGTAGTCTGTTCCGTATTAGCTTCTGCCTCTGCTTCGGGTTCACTCTGCTTGTTGCCTTTAGTTTTTTCTGATTCTTTCTTTACAGATTCAACTTCAACTTCTGGCTCATCAGCTAAACCTAATCTTTCTGCATAAAAGGTGTGCGCTGTTTCACTTGTTACTACATTACTTGCTTCTTTCTCGGCCATGATTGCTCAAGCTCCTATGAAATTACTATATAAACTATTTAAAATTGTGTGTCAATTATTCTTTTGGTGCTTTTGCTACTTTAGTTTCTTTTAACACTTCTTTAATCTGTGCTTTATGAGCTTTTAACTCATCACGACTTAAATCAGCATAAGGGTTAGCTTTCTTAGGTGCTGGCTGACCATTACGTCTTGCCATCTCGTTTGCTTTCCATTCTGCTATGTTATTGCTAGTTACAACTGCCATAATATTCTCCGATTAGTTATGTTTAATTATTGAGCATCATTCAATTCTTTTAAAAGTGCATCAGTAGCACCTTTTTTACCAAGTGCAGTTTTAAGTTTTTCATATTTAGGGTGATTTTTAACTCTATCAAATTGATCGTCTTTAGATTTCTTAAAAAATTTGTCAGCATAATTATGTATTTCATCAACACCTGCTTGAGTAAGCTCAGGTCTTGTACTATGTACTGTAGGTAAGTTTTGTACTGATTGAATTTTTTGAGGTGTACCTGCGCCTTGTGAAACCCATACAGAATGATTACCATTAGTATCACGACCATGCTTATGTACATATCTGCCCTCACCAATATCTATTGATTTCTTAGATACTGTAGGCATAGTTGCAACAATTTTATCTTCTTCTTTAGGTTCGCCACTTAGTTTATTTTCCATATACTCTTGACGATTACCAGATGTAACTATTTCTCTAGCCATTTTAAATACCCCTCTCTACTGCTTCGGCTTCTGCTTCATGTAAACCTCTTACATCTATCTGTGCAAGTAAGAGGGCTAGTTGTGCTTTCATTGTTTCAATTTCTTTCTGTGTTTCTGTTTTAATAATTGTATCGTGCGCTGTAGTATCTGTACGCATTTGAGTATCGTGTACTCTAGCAGCAATTTCCATTTGTGCTTTCTGTAGCATAGCTTTATCTTGTTGCTCTTTAACACTAGCACCGTATTGAATATCCATAGTCATTTGCTGTATTTGTTGCTGTAACTGTTGGATAGTTTGTTGTGATTGCGCTAATTGCATTTGTACTTGTGGTGGAATATTAGACTTCTCATCAATCTGCGCTAGTGGATTAGCGGCTGCTAAACGATCTGCAACAATATCAGCACCAGGGAAGTCCATATTACGGAATATCAAATCACCAGCTTGTTGCATTAGACCAGGATCAGCTTGTAATAAACTCATCATGCTATCAACAGCTTCTTGGCGTTTAGATGAATAGCCTGGTCCAGTTTCCATCACAATATCGTATTGACCTACTGTTACATCATTTAATACTTTATCAACACCTTGCTCATCTTGACCTTGTTCATTGATTGTAACAAGCTCGCCTTTACCATCAGCACCAATAATACGCATAATGCGTTGTTTATCGTAAATGTGAGGGATTAAATCTAAGATGATTCTACCTGTTTGACGAATTGATCTAGTCAAATTGTCATAGTAGTGAAAGTTAGTCATATCGGTCTGTTGTTGCATACCATTCAGAGCTTTGCCTGATTGATTGCCGTTCGGTAGATTACTAGGGTCATATATCCCTATAACTGCCATCAAGTCAGAATTTAAACCTTGTAAAGCCGTTACCATGCCTGCTGGTGGTGGTTCTGGTTGAATCCTTGTAGGAACTGGTGCCATTCTGCCTTCAGAATCAGTCTGTTTATAGCGTAAGACAGGCATAGATTTTACGTTAGCTAAATTCCATTCCATCTCGTGGCCTTCATCTTGACCTTCAGCAAGTAAGTATTTAGCTTTAGGTGCTAGTGCAACTGATTCAGTCAGAGCTGTTGACCAGAAGTTATACATACGTTGTGGGTCTTTAGCCATACGTGTTAAGCCAAAGCGTTTCTTCTTACTGTCTACAATTAACTGTTGCCCATAAACTGGCACGATTGGAATAAATCTACCTGGCCAATCACGTTGTTCAAGTATTTGCATACCTGTTAGTTTGACCCATTTAATTTGCTTTCTAACTGTTTCACGTTCTGAAACTACATAAATACCTGCATCTTGTAAGATAGTTTCTTTAGGCTTCTCATCTTTGTAACAAGTTGTACCATCAGATAACAGTAATAGTTTAACTTTAGTATGTTCAGTATAAAAATACTCAGCAATACGTATATCTTCTTTAGTGATCCATTCTGACTGACTATCACCTGTACCACGAGAATTAAAGCCACCACCATCATCAGCACCAGGGTACATCTTACGGAATGTTTCTTTGCTTACTACTTCAGTAATTAGACACTTTTCAGCATCAGAGCCATCAGGCTCGCTAGAATTAGGATCAAAATAGACCATGAAAGCGTTTTCAATACGCTTAATGTAAATTTCTTGGTCAAAGCTATCAGGTCTTGGATAATCATGTACTACTCGCCAATAACCCCAACCCATTCTGACTGCAAAAGAAAAAGCATGATCGTAAGCAGAATCAGCATCAGATTGATTTTCAATGTGTCGGCATATACCTGTAATAATGTCAGCAATCTTTTCGTCTGATTCATCATTCATGCCATGCGCTTTCATGCGTGGGCGTTGTTGTCTTTGTTGGTTTTCTATCTGACGGCAATAAGCATCAATCTTGTTGATAGTGAGATAAGGCCTTGATTCAAGTAAACGTGAGTTTTGTATTTCTACTGGCCATTGATCGCCACCAGCAAACTTTAGATCGTCTAAAGCCTCTACTCTATTGTTTGAATCAGCATCAGAGCAGAAACGTAAATATTCTTTGGCTTCATCAATGATGCCAGTATTATCTTCATCTGCATACTCGCTTGAGTAAATGCCACCATTACCATCATCATTTATAGCCATATAAACCCTTTTAGGACATCCAACTGCTTATATCATAATTCACTTGTGTACGCTTGACAACTTTCTTCTCTTGTATCATCAAACCAATATACCGAAAAGCGTCAGCCCCGTGGCTGTATTGGTCGTGTAATGGGCTTTTACTGAAAGCACCTGTTTCTGCATTTGTGTCATATCTGTAATGGCGCAAGCAGTCTAAGCCAGCAGTTGTATGTGTTTTATCAAAGTAGCATGAGCTAAATATCGTTCTAGCTGCATTGATAGAATCGCTAATAGGTGTACGTTCAATAATTCTAACATTATATCCACTAGCTCTAACAATTTCTTCTAAGCTGCGGCCATTAGATGAAATAGTACGATTTTGAGCATCATGCGGTAAGTATAACGTATCGTAAACATAACCAAAAGTTTGCATCTTAGCTAATATCTCGCTAATTGTAGTCTGATTAGTTTCGTAATAACGTATTAGTCTAGTTTCCATACCTATAAACTGTACAAACCATACAGCAGTAGCATCAGCCCAACCTATATCAAACACAGCGATAACAGGCTTGACTGCATCATAAGGTACATTACATATACGATTATCTTGTTCAGCACGTTGCATCTCTTTAGCAAAGATAGCACCATCAATGGTTGATCGTGTGTAGCCTTCCCACACGTTTTGATACGCTTCAAAATCTCTAGTGCGTAATGATTGTCTTTCTAAGTCTAATACTTCGGGGAACCAAGGATTGTCATTCCAATTAACTTTCTGCACTACAGCATTAGTAGGTGGGTCAATGACAAAGCGTTTGTATGTATAGTCAGAGGGTAACTCAGGGTTAAATGTTATCCATATTTCGCTGTCATTCTTACGTATTGTAGGGATAAGCACATCAAAAGAAGTTTGAGTAACATTGTTTGCCTCTTCTACCCAACAATAATCAATTCCTTCTATGGATTTAAGGCCGTTAATATTGTTCTTGATACCTGCAAAGATAAACTCAGTACCATTTAAGCCACGTATAGATGATTGAGTTACTTCGTAATGAGCCTCAATGCCCATGTCATAGATTTGATCTACTAACAGCTTGTGTACAGAATCTTTCATTGAAATCATAAACTCACGGCAACACAATATGCGTAATGTGTCTTTAATGCCTAGACATAATAAAGCTCGTGCTACTGAATGAGATTTACCTGCACCACGACC